ATAACCATATGGGTTGTCATGTATCTTTCCTCTTCTCTGCTTCCTCAGAAAAATTAATCACGTTGCCCTTAGTGGGAACACCTTTCCCTTCGCCTTTCTCCTCTTTCGAGGCTACCCCATCAGAAAAGTTAATAAATTCAGCGATGCCCTTTTCCTCAATGTGTTCAGCATCATTTACTATACAGGATGCTGCCCCTAGTGCCATGATAGAACAGGTGCGCTTGTCATCAGTGGAGAAATTCATATTGAATATGGAAGTCTCCAACCCATCTCCTGTCATTCTCACGCCTATAAATACAGCATCTTCATCGGCATCTAATGTCAGTTCCATCGTGAAGCCCTTTCAAAGAAATGTTCTGCGTCTAGTACTACTAACGGTTTCTTTCGGTTCATTTTAATAATGAGTAAGCCCTCTCTGTCTGAATGTGATTTTGCCTGTTCGTGATACTTATACAGAGTACCGAAAGTTTCCCTGTTCTTGCACTCAATACTATAAGGAAACTTCCCTCTCGCGTTCTCAGATATAAGCCTAACGTCTTCCCCGCCCTCACCCATGACGGCGCATTTAACATCATCATCTGTAAAACTAAACAGAACCTTCAGGATATCTCTAGTCCAATCCTGGAGCGCCCTGCCCTTAGCCTTAGCACTACTTGCCTTCATTAAGTAACTCCTTAATGTCAGTGATATAACCTTCTATGCCTTGTAGATGATACTCCAAGTCTTTGTGTATGGAAATAACGTAGCCCATTTTATCCGCAAGAGATGCTACTCTTTTGTTGGCAAAAACTAACTGCTCCTGAAGATCATACACATTCTTCTTCAAGATTTCCTCAGTAGACATGACTCCTAGAGTATCATGTGCACTAATCATCCTCTACCTCCTTGAGTGCCGTGTACCAAAGCCACTTAGGGTTCTTGCTGACAGACTTACGTTGTGGTAAATACTGTAGCCCTTCTTCCCAACAAGCTTCCTTATAGGAGCAAAAATTACACACCATGTCAAGTACCCTGTTACCTGTGAGGCTCTTCCTAAACTTCTCAGCAACGTCCGAAAATAGCCGCCTAAAGGGTTCCTTTTTTTTAATAGCAGTTATATTCTTTTTGACAGTACTAAGTGCAGCCTCCTTATATTCAGAATCTCCAGGAGGAACCTCTGTCAAAGCCCATTCCCCGGAGGACTTGTCTATTGCAATCCATCCTGCAAACTTTTTGCCACTGCCTTCAGCGTATAAATATCCTTGTGGCAGATACCCAAAAGAATCCTCCTTAGCAATAGCCCCGAAACCTCCTTGCTCACCAAATTTATACTTGAAGCTATAAGGAGATGCGCTCTTTATATCCCAAATCTCATTGTCAATCTCAAGATCGTATGTCCCCTCTATGACCTCATCAGCAATTTCTGTTGATACCTTGACTTGTTCAGATTGAACATTAACCCCAGAAGCTTTCAGTATGCACATTGCTAGAGCCTCAATCATATCGCCAAAGATAAATCTCATCTTGAGATTGTAGGGAGGAGGCTCCCTAGAAGCCCCCTCCCTTTCCATCTGAAGCTGGCACAAAGGTCTGCCTATGGAACTCATACGCAACGTAAAGCCATCCTTGCGGTCCTCCGTAAACTGCCGCCGCAAAGAAGCTTTACAGGCTTCCCCGAAATCCTCAATAAGTTGGTCATCAATTTCAACCGCATGAAGATTTGCTTCAGATAAAAATCTTACAACCTTGTAAAGAATCGGATGCATTAGTTAATCAACTCACTAATGGTATCGTCCTCTACGTCGGATATCATCGCTTCAAGAGCATCGTCTTGGGGATTACGGAGCTTCTTCTTAGCCTCCGTATACTCATCTTCGATGACAGCGTTCTCTTCCTTCAGCATCTCACCAAACACAACAAGTGTCTCGTAGTCCACATCAGTAAGAGCAATTACCTCACTAAAGTCAGGGCGTATAACAGGCTTATAAAAAATATTGCCTCCTGCCTTTGCCCGTTCTGTAGTAAGAATCCAGGGATAACTCATAAGCGGTTGCTTTCTCTGGGTTATCAACTTTTGAGCATCCCCGATCACACCCCAGCTTGTACCCGTAGCCCTCCAAAGAATAGGATAATTCTCTATGCTAGAGGATTCTCCAGTGGAAGGGTTTTCTACAGTTGCTGAGACAACCCCGTATAGCATACGGTAGCACTTGATATCCCTCTGTTTTGCCGCATCTTTGGCAGAGAGGGTATCAATATTTCTGGCGTTAACCTTGCCACAACGAAGCGTCCCGGTAGAATCAATAGCGTCTTGATCCCAATTCTGGAACACGATTGAGCGTGACGTATACTTCCTTTCCTCTGGGTCATACGCCATATACTGATACCTGTTCAGGAACGGCCTGAAAGAAACCTCCTTGGCATAGACAGACGTACCTGTCGCGTCATGGTAGAAGGTATAGCTGCCCATAGGCAGAGTTACCCCCTCCTCATTTTCAGATTGACGGTTAATAGACAGGCGAGGAAGAAAGCTCCTCTTAACTTCCTGTCCTGTGATAGCCATCAATTCCTCTGTGGAGAGAGGGTTCTTGGCAGAAAGATCGTTCCTAGATAGCATTGATAAGTCTGTAGTCATTTGAAATAACCTCCGTATTGGGTTTGATTGTGTGTACTGTAAACGATATTTCTCAAAAAGTCAAGCATTATTTTCACCTCTTTCAAAAAAAATTACTCCTCATCCTCTGGGTTATACAGGAGCTTCTTGACCTCCTGCTTGTTGACCTTTCCCTCCCTATGTTTGTGAGGGATAATGCGTAATCGAAACTCTTTAGCTCTCAAGGGATTGTCTCCTCTTTCCTGTTTCCATCGTGGACTCTTCTTCTTGTCGTACTTCCATGCCTTCTTGGATTTATCATCCTTGGTCATCATTCGATTCCTATTTTAAATCCAGCCAATTTTCACCAAACTTAGTCTCAACATCAAGATCAAGATTGAAATCAATATCATACATCTCCTTCAGCAACTCCTTTGTAGCATAGCCTATATTATCATGAATGTCAAGCATTTCCTCAAGCTCACTGGGATGAGCATCAGAGACTATTGAATCATGCACCGTGTTAACCATCTTAGATTTAGTAAGACCTCTCTTCTTCATCTCTCTCCAAACGTAGATACAGGCTACTGGCACGATATCTGCCGTAGCAAACCCCTGGACAGGATAGTTCTTGATCTTAGTTCCTCCCGACACACCGCCGCTAGGATATCTTGTTACGTTCCTGAAGGCATACTCCCTACCTGTGGGCAATACCAAAGTTCCTTGCCGTAGAACATCAACCAGCCAAGCATCATGCATAACCGAAATATCCTTATACTTCTTAAGGAATGTCTGGTAGTACCTCTTCTCATCGTCAGTGCCTGAAGTTCCTCCATACAGAGGCTTAAAGGTATGCGCCTTGGCATCTTGACGGGATACCCCAATAACATCCGCAGTGAATTGGTGAACATCCACGCCGTCCTTTACATCCTGCATACCTTGCTCATCTTGTGCAAGAAATACAGCAGCCCTAAATTCTAATTGAGAGAAGTCCGTATCAATAATCCTCCCACCTGAATGCCGTGATACAACTACCTTACGAATAGGAAAGGTCGTTACCCTTGGTTGGTTCTGAAAGTTTGGGTTCCTACTCGAAAGCCTACCCGTTGCAGTAACACATTGCTGGAACGATGGATGAAGGAACCCTCCAGGAGTTACGTTCATCTTGATACCATTCACAAAGGTATTCAAATATGTATCCACGGCACCATACCTAGTAATCTTATTGGCAAAGTCCTTGATATTCCCATCTGACTTACCCATACCCATGAGAGTTTGCTTGTCAGTCTTAAATCCTCCCTCAGATACCATCTGCACGTTGTACCCAGAAGCCTTTAGCTGGGGACCGCACTGTTTGAAGCCTCCCTGCTTACTAGTATTGAGGAGGACACTTCCCTCCCCTGCACAAGTCACACACCTAGACAGGTTCTTATAAGGGTGTCCATTGACCTTGTACTTTTGGATGTACCCCTCTCCTAAACACTCCGTACAAGGAGTAGCTGAAGTCCTGTACACAGGCTCTGTGTAACTTTGTATGGCCTTCACAAACTCCTTGCGGGTCAGCCTATTTCGGCGCAGAGGTCTTCCCGTAGCCTTGTCCATCCCAATGTTAAATGCAGAAGACCATTTCTTTTTATCTGTGACCTTTCGAGAGTAGATAAGCTGCGACAATTGCTCTGGGCTAGACAGGTTTACTTTGGTATCCCCCATCTTATCCTTGATGCTTTCCGCTATGGATATCTCAAGTTCACGGTATTCCTTCTTGTACTCATGCTCAACAGCAGACAAGGCATCCATGTCAATAGCAATGCCATTGTTCTCCATGTCAATGAGTACCAAAAGAAATTCATTTGACATTTTAATAGTCTTCATTAGTCCCTTGTTATCTTCCCGCTTCAAGTCCTTGATCTGGGCATGAAACAATTCCACTGTGGATTTGATATCCTGAATACAATACTCCTTCAGAATTTCTTTCGGTATGCTCTCATACCCACCCCCACCTTTCAGGTACTCCTGAATTATGTCGGATGCCTTGAGAGATAGTTTCCTCCTCTTGCAAATACCTTCCAGCGACAGAGAGGTTCTCTCCCCTCTAGCCAAAACGTACTCACCAATCATCGTATCGTATACCTTACCAGAATAGGTGAAGCCTTCCCTGCCCAGCCAAGACAAGTCAAACTTCAAGTTATGCCCTACAAGTAAGGTTGTGTCATCCAGAACCTTCTGGACCTCCAGCTTCTTAATCATGTCAACGGCAGGAGAATCCCCCGTACAATGGATGTACTTCGCATCTCCCTTAGCATTACCCCAGCCTACCCCCAGGACAAAGTTGTCCTCAAGGTAGGGGGAGGGATCAAGCTTACCATTTTTGTTAGGCTTGGTTGATGTTTCCAAATCTATAATCGTAATCATATCGTATACCTTGATGTTTGTGGGTCCAGGATGGCCCCAATTGTTCCATGCCAGCCAGTGATCTTATTCTTACTGATGCAGATACCCCGGCTATGATCTTCAGAATCTACAGTATCGGATTTCCCTACGCCGATAATAAGATCAGCCTCTGCTGCCTTACCTGTGCGAGAGTTCTCCATCATACTAAAAGTAACCTCGTACCGTCCTTCAGCATCTGCGCTGGCTTGAGATACTGCCACTATAGCACAGTTCCTTCGCTTGGCAATCTCTCTTGCCCCTGTATAAATGGCCCGTAATTTCTCATCTGTCCGGGCAAAGGTTCCATCAATGCTCATCTTGTCTAGCTGATCAATAACCACAATATCTGGCTTCTGTTCTGCTATATATGCATCAAGATAATTCATGTCCCAATCAACTACATGCTCTGGCATGACCAGATTATCCATGACCGGCCTCCATAAATCTCGCATCTCTCCTAGTAATTCCGTTCTTTCCTTTAGCTCATCTTCAGTATCATTAGGGTTAGACACAACATTTCTGTTGTTAATGCCAGACCATGCCATCATCATCCTGGCCTTGGGCCGACACCCCGGCTCCTCATTGCATATACAATGCACATTAGCGCCTTGCCCTAGAAAGCCATCCTGACCGGCTACCATGTTTACCCAGAAAGCAGTCTTGCCCACCTCTGGCCTACCAAAAACAATAGTCAAGGTTCCCGGCCCTATACCGCTAACCCTACGACCTAGCGTCTCTAAATTGAACTGCCACTTAGCCGTTGTGTTTATCTCTGCGAACAATTCATATACATCATCAGTCACAAACTCATACTTCTCAGAAGAGATTGCCCCTTCATCCATTTCTTCCAGTAGCCTCTTAGCTTCGACAAGCTTGTTGTTATCCGAAGAGTTCCAAGCCTCTGTGGCTAAGAGAGCAATCCTGTGACCTACATCCTTAATGTACAAGGATTTTATAATGTCCTTTGCTATGTCCGAATTAGGCTCCGGTGCGCCAGATATTTTACTGCACAACAATTCAAAACTCTCCTTGGCAGTTTCAGACATTGCCGGATTATATTTTTCAACATGCAATGCCTTCAACTCATCCATCGAAAGATCAGAACTATACTCCTCATGCGCCCTCTGGACTGTATCCAGAAATGCGCCCGTACCATTAGCGAATAGCGACCTACTTAAGTGTCCTTTGTTTTTGTCATAGAAATTCTTGTTAAGCAACATCTTCATCAATTGCTGTTCAAACATAATTATCCTACCGCTGTTTCAGTATCCATAATTTTCTGGGCCATGTTCAACGCCTCTTCTTTTGAAGAAGCTACGGCAACAGTAACCCATTTGTGATAATCCTCAAACCAAACCTTGTTTCGTTTCAAGGCTTCTTGTGCCTTTGACCATTTATCCAGACGGGATATTGGCATTTGAACCCACGCCGCAAACTTCCCGTCACCTTGCCTTTTAACTACATCAATCACGCGCATGTATCATTCTCCATAATTTCAAGTACTTCCATGTCACTTCCCAAATACCAGATACCTCCTTGTGATTTGGGACGCTTTATCGTTTCCATCACCGAAAAAGCAACCTTAGCCCATACCCTCCCTTTCTCTGAAAGGTGTGGAGCAACGGGCTTACTGCATATGTGCCATCCGGGCCTGAATGCAAAGCCCTTTTTATGGTGCTTCTCATGGGGGTAATTCACCCCGACCTCTATTCGTTGTTTTGCATTTATGAATAAAGGCCCAAGTGACCCATCTTTCCTACGCTTGAATAGTTTGTAGCCAATCATTATCGTATTCCTCGTTTGATATCTCGTTTTGCATCTTGTGTACTATTTACTAATTCCTTAACGTAAGAAACATCCAAATTCAATGCTTCAAGTTTCTTTTTAGTTTCGGTCATCGTTAACTCACCCTCAAAAAATTTCTCAAGCAGTGACTCAACTCTGACCTGTACGTATTCATCTTGTGACATTTAAAAACTCCTTCGCTTCCTCAATTGAATAATGCTTCATACCTTTTTCCTGTGGCATTTAAAAACTCCTTCGCTTCCTCAACTGAATAGTGTTTAAAATCTTTTTCAAGAACCATCACTGTTGAAGGTATATAGTAGCTCAATTCACTTGCCATGTAAAGGGCCTTGTTAGTTGCATCCCTGTCAAGGGCTACGACCAAACTCTCGTAGGTTTCAGTAAGAACCTTGAGGTACGATGCCTTAAGAGATGTACCCAACAACGCTACTCCTGAAAATCCCGCCGCGCCAATCACACAGGCGCTTGGGCAATCCTCCACAAGGATACCTACCTTGTCCTTACCACAGATAAAGGGATAGGGGCTGCTGCCATACATATACCATTTAGGTTTAAAGTTTCCCAAGGCTCTGCCCACGGCTCCCTCTATCTGTCCCTCATTATTAACCATAAAAACGCATCTGTCAAGTCTTTTGTCATACACTATGTCACATAAATCCATGGTGTACGCATCAATACAATTATTTTTCTTCAAGAACTCCATGCATTTGTCGCTATCCATTATGCTTGAGAAGGATGAAGGCACGATAAATTTTTCGTTTCCCTCATTCTCATTCTCATTACAACGATAGTATTTTTGCTCCTGGACAAAAATCTCCTGGGCAGATGGCTGATAAACTCTATGGCCCTTGGCCGAACAATTGGCAAAAAAACAATTCCACATCAGGTGGATACCTCGACGGCTCACACTGAAGGAATTTTTGTGAAAACAAAATGGGCAATCCCCCCTGAAGTCTCCCTCAGGGGGAATGCCCATTGCTGCTACGGTTTCTATTTGATTATCCATTTTCTCCATCCCTTTCTGTAACCCACCAATCTTTATTGGCAAGAGTAAAGTTCACGTACACGCCATCATAGTCATCATAGACTATTTCAAATTCATGAGTAGGGCAACTGTTTAGCCACTTAAAAAACTCCTTTCTACTAA